CGTTATGTTAGAATCAGAACCCGAAATTTTGTCACCAAATGTGCCCCAATCGGTACCAATTGTACCAAATTCAAAAGATATAGTCTCAGAAAAGGAAAATAAAAAAGAAAAGAGCCATTTGCTCAAAAAAGAAAATAAAAATGAAAATTCGAGACCTTTTGAACCAAGTGTTATTAGAAAGCATCGTAACCGAGGCTTTCCTCAAGTAAAATATTTCGTGCCCAAGAGTTTTTCTTGGAACTCGGATAATGTAAAGGTACTGAATAAGTACCATTTGCAATCATTGTCAACTCTCATGATCCGTGATCGTGATAATGAACACCCGTTATGTGCTGCATTTCGCAGTTTAGCTGAGGCGTGGGCTTTGAGCGCCGGCATTCAGGAATTGGCAGACAATAAAATTGTCACAGGCCAGATTCTAGATGTTGGAGGTTCGGCTCGTCGTCATCACACTTTGAAACGTGATTATGTTTGGTGTTGTATGCCTAAATACGACGCTCGTGATGTTATCCGCTCATTTAGGTTACCAGGTAAGTTGTATTGTGAACACTTCTGGCACCAGTGTGATTGTATCCAACCAGCTTTTTCTATTAGTGTTCATAGTCTGTATTACGTTGATCTTGAAGTTGTTCTCACAATGTTGTTAAAACAGAAACACCCGGTACATTATGCAGTAATGCACCATTATGCTGAAGAGAAAGGAGAATTGATGCACGGTGAAATGACTTATGTCAAGCGAGAAGGTCAGGTTGAAGTGAAGGCGAAAGGTAATCTAACGCCCTACGTCCATCCTGATACTGATTGGTTGTTGGCAGGCCATTACACTAGCAGACGTGGAACGGTTGAATGGGAAATCGCCCGCAGATTTGAAGACGTGTTAGTCATCAGATTTGTGGCAGTTCCTATGAAATTTTCCCCTCCTTCCAAACTCCCAGAACCACAACCTAAGCCGTTTGATTGGCAACCGTATGACAATGTTATTAACAGATCCATTAATTATGGGCAGGAAATAACTGAAAAGAACTATCACATCTTTTTGTCAAATATCAAACGGCGCGGTAATGCTGATGGGTTGGATATTCTCAAATTGACTGAACGAGCCTCAAAATTTTATTATGAACAACCAGTTGGTCTCGCTCCTGTCAATACTCGCATTTTGGACACAGCTAACAGCCGTAATGAATCTTTGTGGATTGCAGCCCATCTTCCTTTTTGGAAACAGTTTTGGACGGCATGGAAACAATATATTTTTGGTTCCATTGTGATGTTCATGGTCTATTTGACTTATGATAATCCTGTCGCGATGCTCTTAGTTACCATAGTTTCGTATCTGTGGTTCCCGAGTGATGTTCCTCTTCCAAGACTTCTCAAAAGAGTCCGTCCTCTTAATATATTCGCGATGGACCCCAATGAGCGGGCTGCTCTGATAGGGAAAATGTTTGGATACTTTTTCTTTATCATGTTTGCCATCCCAATGTTTCTGTTGGTTTCACCTTTGTTATTCTTGCTATGTATGATCGAACGACGACCTCGTCAATTGACTCTTTATGCTCTTAACACCTCGTATATTGTCGCAGAGATGTATGCCTGGGTTAGGCCATTTGTATTGGGAGTTATTTCTTGGTTCCTCGTCATGTTTATTTTGACTGTGGCTTACATCTTCTCACCATTTCTCCAATTTGCGACCTTTTCTCTAAATATTTATCGCATAGTGTCAGCAATGGTTACGGATTATTGTTGTGAGCTTCCAAACAAACCCATTGATCCTACCAAGCTAGTTTACTTGAAGAAACCCGATTTGTTTGAGTGTGATTGCGAACCACAACCTGCGGCAGTAGCTATGGTTTTTCATCCAGACTATTGCCCGTATTTCCCGCGGAAATGTCCGCATAATATAGTGTCTAGCTTTACAAATAAGTTGATGCACTTCGTCTCTGATAAGGTATATAATCTCCCGCTCCACCCCATACTTGTCGACATCGCCAAGAGTATGAACGGTTCTATACAACCGTTGACTTTTGACGAGTGGATGGACAGGTTTCCGGGTTGGAAAAGGAAATCGCGCATGCGTGAATTTGATTTGCGTCGCGATGAGGAAATTATGCCTGATCGGTGGAATGATAGTGGGTTTTTCATCAAGTTTGAAGCTTATCCTGAACCTAAGTATCCTCGCCCAATCGTCACCAGTTCTGTGGAATTCAACTTTTCTTCTGGTCGGTGGTTGATCCCGATAGCCGAATTTTTAGCAGCTCATTTACCATCTAACATTTGTTTCCCATTGCATGGTGACGCATTTGAGATAGGAGCATTTTTTACGCGATTCATGAACTATCGGATATATGATTGTGATTTCACTGCATTTGACTCAAGTCAACGTGAAGGTAGTTTACGTTTAGTGAACGAATTCATGGCTTTGTGTGGTGTTCCTCCAGAAGTCATAGCGAGAGAGAGACTGGACATCACTAAGATTAGATTGACCCGTCGTGACGGAATGAAAGCGCAATGTCAGTGTATTCGATGCTCTGGGAGATCAGCTACCTTATTTGGTAACACTCTCAATGCGTTGAACACGGCTTTGCATCTTTTTGGTTACGTTCTTGTCGCGATACTGGTCAAAGGTGATGACATGGTTCTCTTTTTGCGTCGGATTATTGACACTGAAGAATATATCGGGAAATTCGCGGATGTCGGCTTCATAGCCAAATTACGTGAGGTTGATGAGTACATTGTGGAATTTTGTTCCTCACTGTTTATTCCTTTTCGTGAAGGGCACGTTTTGATTCCAAAACCCGGCAAATTGTTGGCTAAAACTTTCTGGTGTAAAGATATGACACTCGAACCAGTTGCTATTCAACAACAATTTGCTGGAATTTTGAAGGGGTTGTCCAATTCTTTGGACGCTCTCCCAGGTATACGTGGATTGTACTCCAATCCAATGTACCATTTTTGGAAAGAAGAAGTCGAACCGGAATTTGACATGTATGGCGAGTATTCCCCTATTTCTTTGAACGCAATCCCTGAAACTTACGAATATTTGTGCGTGAGATACGGTATTGAACACAAGGACATTGAGGATCTTGAGCTACAGTTGTCAAGTTCGTATCCCGTTGTATTGCATGGGGATGCGGTTTGCAAGATGATTGAGATGGATTGGTCGGGACCGAATGATGCCAGTCATGTGAAATTTCAATACTCTTGGGACTATGTCACATACCTAGGACCAATTGTTGAAGAAGTTTTCCGCTGGCTGTTTCCCCTTTATACCACTCTGTTTCTTGGAATCTTTGAGTCTGTGTATTACGGCAACGTGGTTAATTTGACCTTGCATTGCTTTTTATGTCTGATTTCCGTGCAAGTTGGGCCTGTTCAGGCGCTAACAGTGCACCTGTTTGTCAATTTGGTGTTGGCCGGCCCCAATACTAACAATATAATTCAAATCATGACACGTAAAGTCAACAGAAACAAATCTAGAAACCAAGTCATCTTGGCTCCTAAAGCTACTTCCATTATTCTTCCATCCAAAAAGAAACGTAGTAGGAATAGGTTCCGCACTTCCGGTTCGACGGAATATGCGGTTACCTCTTTGGGTTTGGAGTCTTCTCTGGGTTGGTGTGCCATCATTGTGTATGGTGCAGGTCTCCCAGCCTCAGCTTCCCCG